CTCAGGATTATCTCAGTTACCGCCAGTTCAGGCTGGTCAAGGTCATCTGAGATAATCCTGAGTTGGGTCGGGGGCAATTCTGTTTGCGTATAAAAAACGGGTTTTGATTTTTTTATTTCGATTCCGTTATCGCGTAATGCTTCTGCCCGTGCGTTGTTTTTGATGTTTGCTTTGGCACTTGAATATAAATGTGCGCGCGTGTTGTTGCATTTAGCGCATGCTGGCACAAGGTTTTCTAGTTCGTGGCCGCCGCCTCTGTCTACTTCGATCAGGTGGTCTGCTTGTGTGGCTGGTTGGGTGCCGCACCAATGGCATGTTGGGTTGCCTTTCAGTATGACCTGCCTGTTTTTGAGGTACTGCCCGTTTTTGTGTGCCTGCCCCATTTTTGCTCACGCACTTCGTTTGTGCTGACGCGGCGCTTGCGCGCCTTGTCGATGTTTGTGTTGGTATGTCATGTTGTCAAGTTTATGTTTGTGGTTTGTTTTTGGTATGTCAATCTGTGTTTGTTGTGATTAAACCTAGTGCGCTATGCCCCCCGTGCTTTTGCCTCTGAGCACACCCTATTACCTGTAACGCATTTGCCTGACCGCGTGTTACCACGCGCGTCATCTACCCACGTTGCCGTGTGTCACCAACCGCCATGCAACCGGCTTAGGTCATGCCCTTTATTCAGTTTTTGGGTTCACTTAATTTCAGCGCGTCAATAACTCGACTGACATCACGTTTATCAAGATCGCCCGTCGTATGCACCTCACGGTTTAATGTGGCGCTGATAAACGTTTTTAGGTCATCACCCTTAAGGCCTTGACCGTTCGCTAATGCCCTCATCATGCCTAATTGTTTAGCAGACGGATAGTCGCGCTGTGGCACATTTGGAAACGGCACTTCTGCGTCAGGTAACGGCACAACTGGCGCCAAACGCGTCGGTTGACGTGATTGTGCGGCCAAAACCTCATCACGGCTAGCCAGCGATTTATTTGCCCCAATGCCTGCATAAGCAAGCGCACGCCCAACCGCCGACGTGTAACCGACTTCTGATTCACTAAATTTTGTGTACGGTGTGCGACCCGGATATATTTCGCACGCTGACGCAACAACTGGCAACGGGTCATCAGGCGAACGCCAAATTGTAACCGTGCACCTAATAAAACATGATTTGTCAGGCATTTCGATTACTTCGCGTGACGTTTCCTGTATGCGTAATTCAGGCCAACGCTCAAACGCAATTTTTAACCGCGTCGCAACATCGACATAGTTATCCATAAAGTTTTGTGTCATGCCGTTTGTTTCAACCAATCCATCGGTAAAAATTTGTCTGCAACGTAAAAATTCATCAACTGATTAGACCTAATGACGACGTCGTGTTGCAATGGGTCACGATCAGGCACTTGCATTAAACTTTGTCGATCAGGCTTTACAAGTAAATCAATTACAAATTGTCCGTCAAGTGCTAAAACGCCAAATAATGGTCGCGCGTTTCTAATTTGTGCGGCTTCAACAACGCATTTAATTTTGTACGCGCTAACCATGTAATCGTTTTTTGCCAACCAATCCATTGTTTTGCGTCTTGATCGCAATTCTAAAATATATGCAAGTTCGTAATTTTCGTTACGCAACGTGTAATCAAAATGGTCAAATTCGCCTGCTTTACAAATCAAACCTTGCCACGTTTTTGACAATTCGTTTATAAATTTTTTTTCGTTGACTAAATCTTGTTCGGTCTGAAATTTGGGTTTGTGTTTAGTTAACACGGTGCACCATGTTTTCTAAACGCTGTATTTCAACTTCGTTTTCGTTTAATCGTAATTGTTGCACACCAATTTCAACATCGCGTTGTTTGACGCGCTCAAGCAGATCGGTGATAATGCTGCACAAATATTTGATTTCAATGCGCGCTTGATTAAGTGTGTCGATTAGTTCGCCGTCGTCAAGCACGTTGCGATCGTCAATTTCGTTTTGCAACGCTCGTAATGTGCTTCGTGCCGCAAGTTCGTGCGGTTCAAGTAACGGCACTCGATTGTTGGTGATTTCGTTCATCACTTGCATGAGCGCTTTTAACTGTGGGTCAGTTGTCGGGTTGATGTTTCCGGTCATCGTTAGCCTTTCGTCGTGTGGTGAAATACAGTAGCGCATAGGTGTACGCGGTGAGCAAGGTTGCTATCACAAAATGTTTCATAATGACCACGCGCGCCAGCCGTTCAAATATCTGTAGATGTTTAGCGCCGACCGTAAATTGTCCTCTAGATCGAATAGGTCGTCGCATGTGCGTATTAGGCCGTATGCCTGTAAATAGCCGTTGACGAAATATTTTGACGGTTTGCACCAAAAGTAGTTGATTTGCATGACGCCTGCGCTGCCCCCGTTGGGGTCGGTTGCGTTGAACGCTGTCGGGTTGCAACGTGACTCGCGGTAAGCGATTGCCACAACGGTAGTTAGTTCGTTTTCGGGCCAGCCGACGTGTCGAGCCATGTCAAACACGGTCTGACACGCGTCAGGTTGCGTTATAAGCGTCGTTTTGACCGTTGTGCTGGGTATAGGCGCTGCTGGCTCTAAAGCCTGCCAAACGGTGATTGGTGCTGGCTGTGTGTTTGGTGTCGGCGGTTTAGCCAATATGAATATTGACGTGACGCTAATAAATAGCGATATCGCTAGTTTGCTGATGAGTGTCATTGGTGACCTACTTTCCCGGTAGGTAACCAGCCTAAACAGATTGCGGTTTGTTTTGTGGGGATACCCCGAAAACGCTTACCCAGCATGCTTTTGCCATTGCGGCGTCGTTGGCGATCGTCGGGTCAATTTCTATGTGATACCAGTCGCCTTCCTCAAAGTTGCCTGCCTGCCACGTACCGCGATCACATTTCCAACTGCGTCGTAGCGCATAGTCGATCACCAGTTGTATGCCGAGCGCGTCGGCGTTGTCCAACAATTTGACAATAAACGCCAACGACACTTTGCGGCCGTCTTGTCGACCCAAATTTTTTTGTGCCTGCCAACGATACGACAAATCCATAGCAAGACCGCGTGCATGGTTGCTGATAATGCCGGGTTTGCCGCGAACGTCACGCACAACAAATGTGCCGTTATTCCACAAACTGCCGTCGCTATGCACCGTTGCTTGACGCGCCCACTCCGATGTGCCCATCAACGGTTTTGTAACAACTGGTTGTTTTGTCACTATGTACGGTTTGGTCATGCTTCAACTGTTTCTAGTTCGTCGGGTATGCCGTTGTTATTTTTGTCTGCATTTTTTATGCCGTTAGCCGACACGAGCCCTGATAGCGCACCTGTCAAAAACACGCTAATCGTGCTAAGCAAGTCAACTATTTTGCTGTCGAGCGGTGATAGTTCGTCGGGCATGGACACAAACAACAAACCAAACAACAAACCGACGACCATAAGCACGAACGTGACGGCCATAAGTATGCCGACCGTAACGATCAGTCGAGCGTGTATTTGATTATTTTCTAATTTCGCACCTGTCCGCCGAAACATATTCGCACATCTCGCTTATTGATCGATTGCGGACTTTAACGCCGCCTGTTGTGTTTGTTTTGCTTGTCGCGCAACCAGCGCACAATACGATTGCAAATAACCAATAGCGCACATTACGGCTCAGTCGGTGCTATTGGTGGTGCAAATAAACCCGTGTCAGGGTCGTATGTGTAACCAATACCCGCAACATTACTTTCATTGTATTCGACATAGGTTTTGTCGGTTTGTGTTGCCACAAATTCTGCGTCTGCAACAATGCAATTTACGACAATGTTTTCGGTGTTTATTTCTGCGTATGTTGCCATAGTTAAACCGTTTTTGTTTCCTGTCCACCTGACGCTGTTATGCCTGCGGTCGTTAAATATCTAATGATGACTAAACCTTGATATCCGTCGCCGCCGTTTGTGTTTGCTGGTGAAGCGTTTATATAACCGCCGCCACCACCGCCTGCACCATACATGGTTGCATTTGAAGCCGTATTCGTGTTTGTTGTTCCTGTATTTAGAGCGCCTGAACCTGCACCTGTGCCACCAACGCCACGAGTTATCGTGCCTGTCCCATTTAGCGATAATGCACCGCCGCCGCCACCTGACGACCATGTGCCTTGACCAGTTAAAGTTGTCGGAAAATTAGCAGCAGTCAAAGTTGAAATGAAACTAATTGCGGTTCTGCCTTCGCCACCATTACCGCCGATTGCAACTGACGCTGTGCCTTGCCCTGCCGTGCCTGCCGCCGACGCACCGCCGCCACCGCCACCTGCGTAACCGTTGCCAACATTTGCGCCTGCGCCACCAACATTTGTATATGTGCCCGACTTTCCGCCACCTGCGCCATTACTGTGACCGCCGCCGCCGCCGCTGCCGCCAGTCAAACCCACATCGCTTGAACTTGAACCGCCGCCGCCGCCTGTTGCAGATATAAACGAACCAGCACTACTTGTGCCACCTGTTGTTCCGCTCGCTTGTGTCGTCGCTTTTGAACCACCAGCACCAACAGTTACAGTCAAATTGCTTGTCACATTTTCACCAAAACCGAGCGTTGTGATTGCGCCACCGCCGCCGCCACCAGCAACATTACCGCCGCCACCACCGCCACCACCGACCGCGATCATTTCCATTAAACCGCCTGCGGTAACCGTCAAAGTGCCTGACGATGTAAACACATGATACTTATATTGCGCGGACGCGCTACCGGAAAAAAAAATAGCAGCACTAGCACTTGTAAAATAAAGCGTGCCACCCCCCCATTGTGCCAACGCTAATGAACTGGCGGTTGTAACCGTCGCTGTGCCTGCCGTAATCGTGCAAGTGCCTGCACCAATGTTTTGAATAAACAAAGTGTCGCCTGCGCTAAACAAACTTGTATTAACCGTGATCGTCGTACTGCTTGCGCTGTTCATAGCAATTCGAGTGCCGACGTCGGCCGCAACGAGCGTATATGACGCGGTTTTTGTGCTGACCGTCTGATTGTATGCGTTTGTTTGCAACGTGGTCATTTGTGCGGCCGTCAAAACCTGACCTGCTGTGAACGTTTGTAATGCCATAGTTACCTCACTTTACCCTAAAACGTTGGTTGAATCGATGATGCCATATACGGCGTCGTTTAATATCAGTTCGTAGACGATTGTGGTTGGTGCGGTGAAATACATGATCGCGTGGCCGTTGCCGACGCTAATTGTGTGTTCTATGCCTTCTACCGACAATTCTTGTGCTAATTCTGTTGTGCTTGCGCCGCTATTGAACGTTTTTTCTATGGTGATTGTGTCACCGATATCGACTATGGCTACGGTGTCGCGTTGCGCTGTGGTCAATTTGTTTAAGTTTGTGCCGACTGCCGTGTAGCGTGCCTCAGGTTCGGGTTCAAGCAAATAAGTTGCCAATGCCAACGCTGCCGTGTCGTTATGCAACAATGAATCGGTGATACTTGTTGTTTGCACAAAATATTTTGCTTGACTGGCTGCGTCGTCGGCGATTTGTTGTGTCCCACCAATGATCGCTACGGCCGCCCGGTTCACTACTTGATCTGCCTCAAACGATATGCCAATTTCGTCATACGGTATGTTTGTGCCGTCGTCGTGAAAATCGGCGACCGAACCGCTGAGCGTGTTACCGATACGCGGTTGAAACGTCAGGTTGCCGTCACGCGACATAAATAACCTGCCTTGTTCGGCTGAATTTATTTGTGTGCAATATTGCAATACGTTTGTGCCTGCTGCGACGGTGAACGCCGCCGACCCACCCAAAGTTTGTGTGCCTGTGCTGATATTGCGTTGCGCCGCTGGAAACGCAACCTCAGGCAAATCAAGCACCGCGCTTAAACGCACGCTCGACAATTCCTCATTGACGTTGTATTCGTCTAAATATGTTTGCGACAACAAATAGAAATCGTCGGCACAATAAACCGTTACGGTGTCGATACCACCTAACGCAAAGTTGTAGTCATAATTGACGACGTAACCGTTAAACAAATATTGTTTTGTATTTGTACTGTCATAGCGAGCGAGTCTGACGTGTCGCATTGGTGCCAAACCGGGTTGCGCCGTCGTCGGATCGTAATATGGGCTGTTCGTGTCAAACGGGTTGAATAGACCGCTTGTGTCGAGCATGTTGAACACCATTGTGCCTGCGCTGAACTGGTCGCCTTGATCGCGTCTGCCGCGTTTGACAACAATGTTATTTACACCTGTTGTGACCGTCGCATAATTTGTTGTGCCGTCTAGAACGTATGTCGTGTTGTTTAGCACGCCAGCGGTTGCGTCATCAAGTAGAAACGCGTCCTGTAGAAACCCTGTGTCGATTTCTAGGCTGTAGTTTCCAGCGCCGACGATTGCTGTGCCAGCCATTACGCGACCTGTATCTGTGCTGGCCCTGCCGACCTGTTGTATGCGCGAATAGCGTTTACGACCGCTTGACCGATTTCGGCGCTAGTCGACAAACCGCCGTTGACGTTCACCGTGATACCGCCAACACCATTATTGCGATTCAACGGCACGACCGCTTCGGGCCCCTTTTCACCGATCATCGCCAACGTCGGCGAATTGACTATGCCACCTTCGGCCAACATAGGTATGTTCGGCACGCTAAAACCTTTGCCACCCAAACCCGGCACCCAATCCGGAAACTTAAACGACAATTTACCAATCGTGTTATTCCATAGTTTTGCTATCGCATTAAATATGTTTTTGTAAACGTTTAACACGCCCTCAAAATAACTTGTCAAAAAATCTAAACTGGTCGTCACACCAACTTTGATTGCGTTAAACACCGTGTCGACTACTGTGCGGACAACCTCGAATTTGTTGTAAAGCACGACAAGCGCCGCAACAAACGCGACAATACCCAAAATAACCAGCGCTATCGGGTTCGCTGACATAACAAAATTAAACAACGCTTGCGCCGCTGTGGCGACCTGTGTGGCGACCGTCCACGCTTTAATTGCCACGTTGGCAACAACTATCGCGGCAGCCAAACCGCCTATCACACCGACGATAATCAAAAATAGTTTGGTGTTTTCCTGCGCCCATTTTGCGACTGGTTGCAAAATTTCCAACAACTTTTGCAACGCTGGCAACAATGCCGCACCAATAGATTCCTTTGTTTCGTCCATAGCAATTTTCATCGACTTCATACGACCCTCATACGATTTGGCTGCAACGTCGGCCGCACCACCAAACGACACCGACAACGCGCCAGTAATGTCATCTAACGTTGATGACGAGTCGATGACGCCTTTGAGCGACGGGTCCAATTTGGTTAGCGCCGCTGTTTGACCGTTCGCCGCTTTGCCCAACGCCATAGTCACGGTTTCCAAATCCTTGCCAGTCGCCGCCGCGATGTCGAGTGCGGTGCTCATCAAATTTTGTGCAACCTCAACCGACCCGGTTGAACGCACAAGGTTCGCCATAGCCGGACGTAACTCGTCGTCGGCAACCGATTTAGAAATGGACATAGAACTTATAAATTGCTCATTTTGCGCGATCACGTCGTCGGTTGCCATAGCGCTTGTGCGTAACTGTTGCGCTAACAAATCTTGCGCTTTTTGATCTTCGACGGCCGCTTTGGTTGCCAAACCTAAACCTGTCGCTAAACCACCTAAAACACCGATTGCCGGCAACATCGCTTTTTTGAGTGCGAACGCCGATTTGGCGCCAGCGCCTTCAAGTTGCTGAAATTCGGCCATAGCCTTTTTAAGACCTGTGCCGTCAAACTCCGTGACAATGGGTATGGATACGGCCATTAGTTCAATTCCTTTTGCACACGTTGCATGAGTCGATCAATCAACGTTTCTACTTCGCCTTCGACTTGATATTTGTTGCGCTCCCATGCCGGCCAAACGAACCGTGACGGTGCACCGTATTTGGCGCTCAGCGACTGCACCATTTGACCGCCTTGATTTGTCGGCACTTTGCCTTTGCCCGACATGTCAATTAACGCCGCGCTGGGTCCGGTGTAACGAACAAAAAATGTTGCAAGATTTGTTGACGCGCCCCGATATTCGCGCACCTTTTTACCTGACACACCCGACGCTACTTTGTTTTGTTTGTCGTTGTATGGAAACATTTGGAAACCTGACGCTGTTGTCCATTTGCGTGCCATGCCAGACAACGGTGCTGAACGTGGCAATTTTGCTTTGATGTCGTTTGTGACTGGTGCGGTGATTCGCTTGAAATCCTTTGTCAAATCGCGGCGCGCCTGTTTGTCGATACTGTTCAATATTCGTAGCGCGTCCTTAATACCAACAACGCTAATAGTTGCGTCAATGCTCGAGTCAGCCATTAGTGTGCCTTGCGTTCCTTGTTAATCAATTCGATAACGGTGTTCATGTCGTCTACCTCAAACGGTATTTGATAAGGCCAAAATCCTGTTGCCACAACAATCTGCGCTAATCCGTAGCGGTATGAACCGCGTCTACTTTTGGGTCGTTGACCGCTTTCGGCAAACACGACTTCAATGATTTCAGATAATCATCAAATATTGCTGGCACGGTGATACCAGCCATTTTTGACGCCTCATACGCCAAATACGCCAAATCCTCTTGACCAATAGCGCTACCCAACTCTGACGCTTTGCGTTTGTATTTGCGTTCCCACAACACGGTGCAAAACAATGTTGTTTCAACTGTTACTGGTTCGCGTCCGTCAACAAATTCGACTTCCAATGTTAATTGCATACGTGTGCCTTTCCGGTTGGTCTTGCTTTGTTAGTTATCAGCGGCCAATGCCGCGCGATCATGAAACCGCTTTAGTTAATACGCCGCCAGAAAATGTAAGCGTGATAGTTGACAATTCACCCAACGACGCGTTGATCGGTGTGTGCGATTCAAGGTATGCGCCCGTGAGCGTGTATGTCGGGTTTGTCGACGACGCTGCACCTGACGCTGGGGCGATCACAATATTGGTCGTGATACCGACCAAACCGTAAATTGTTGCTTCGGTTTCTGACGCCGCATAAGACTGATACAACTCGACTTCAACGCTGTTGTTTTGCAACGATGTAACCGCCGCGCCACCAAATTTGCGTGCTGTGTCACCAAACGCGGTTGTTTCTAATTGCTCATAGACGTAGTTAATTGTGGCCGATGTGCATTGATCGGTGAGCGACACGCTGTTAATTGTGACTGTCGGGTTCGATAGGTAGACGCTGGTAGCCATGATTTAGTCCTCGATTTCTATAGTTTTAGTTTTAGCAGATTTGCGTTCGCTTTGCGTGGATATATGTCCGCCTTCAATTAGGGCGTCAATGTTGGCGTCATCAAGATCGTTGCCGTCAATGACATCGCCCGGCTCGTATCCGACCAGCCTGTTTGATGTAACAATGTATTTAGCCATATCAATATCTTACGCTGTTTGTGCTTGCACGTTGGCGATTACTTCATAGGACGGATATTCGACACCGCCAATGAGCGTGCTGGTTGGTCGGCCGTCTGTGACCGCAATATTGGCCGCCAAAACCTTTGACATGATGTTTAATAGTGATCGTTGCGCGTCTAGGTTCGCTGGCCCCAATGTCACTATTTTGACCGGAAACATCAATTTGACGATGTTGTAATTCCATGCGTCAAACGACGGTGCGTCAATAAATACGCATGGCGGTTGCATGTTGCGTGGGTCGTTCACGACCGCTGGCATGCCTGTGACCGCTACCAGCGTGGCCGTTAAATCGTCCAACGCTTCGTTAAACAGATCGGTGAACGCTACGGGCATTATGCGACCTGTGGTCTGTCAACACCCAACAACTGTTTCACCAACGGTGATAGGCCGTTCGTTGAACCTGTCGACATGCCGTCAAACGACGCAAAATCAGTTATTGAGCCGCGCTGACGATACAACGCGCCACCATACATGACGGTCGCCAATTTGACGTCTTGGCTGGGCACCGTTGTCAGGCTGTCAAAATATCCGACCTCTTGTCTGCGACGGTAACAAAACGAATTTGCTGCAGCCGCACAAATAGTCAAAAATGTTGTGTCACCAGCCGTCGCGGTACCAATACCAATCCAATCCTCGATGTCGCTTGCTGTTATCCATGTGCATGTTTGCGTGTAGGTGACGGTGCCGGTGTAGATCGCTACAAACTCGACGGCGTTGCCTGTGCATGCGTACAAAATTTGGTTAGGTATTGCGACGTTTGTGTCATACAAAAATTCGCCTGTTTCCGCGTCGACGCCCGTATATAAATATTGTGGCAACGCCAAAACGGTAAACGTGCCGTTAAACGGTGCGCCCAACGACCCGACCGTAACCGATTGCCCGACCGTAATATCGGTCGGTTCAAGCGTCGATACGCAAGCGTAATTATCTAATAATTGTTTGCTTGCTGTATTGTAAGTAGCCATAGCGGTTATGCCGCCAAACCACTAGGCAATCGTGATTGATTGTATGAACGACGATTTTGCGACAAACGTTGCAAAATATCCGTAGTAACTAAACGTGCGGCTAAGTGTCGACGGTACTTCAACCGACAAAATGCCTTTCTGTTGCTCGTAAACCTCAAAACCCGGTGCGTAAACAACAAGCATGGTGCCTGCTGCAAAGTTGTTGTCAACAACAAGTTGCAAACCGAGTGGGTTCATCGAATTGTAGTTCAACGCGCCTGACGCTGTGCCAATACCGTTTTGTTGAACGATGTTTTGTCCGTTCACGGCTGGAAACAACGGTCGGTATGTGCTGTCTAATTGTGAGCCCAACTTTTCCCATACGGTCGGGTCAACAAACAAATGTGTTGGGAAATAGTTGCTGTCCTCGGCAATTTCGCGCGCTGCGTCATACAACGAGTTCATCAACGATGTTGGGTTGCCTGCGGTTACTGTCCATGTTGAACCTGACGCTGTTTTGCCTGCGACCATAGCGTCAGCGGCGATGTCATCGGTTTTGATCAGATATTCGCCTGCAAGATCGTTCAAGATCAAATTCATCGCGGCTGGGTCTGTGAAGTCCATGTCCTGTACCGACAAAGTGACCTGACCTGCAACGGTTGATTTTGTGACCACGTTTGACGCGATCACCATTGTCGTTGCAGACACCGCTGAACCTTCGGTTTGTGCTGCTGCACTTGTGTGCGTGGTGATCGTTGGTCGAATAAATGTTTTGCTTGGTGTGCTCGGCATTGAACGTGCGCCCAACGCTGTAACGACTGGTCGCACAAAGTTCAGGTCTTGAAACAACGGCGATAATACTGGTACGGGCAGAAGGCCCGGTGTATCGCTGGTCGCGATATCGCCTGCGGCTGCTTGCAACGCGGTTGCGTTTTTGCGATTAGCAAACTGGAATGCTTCGTTAACTTTGCGGAATGTGTCGCCACCGATGTGCATGGCGGCAAGGTATTCGCCTGCTGACGGCATCTTAAATTCTTGTTTTGGTTGCGCCCAAAGTTTGTCGACAGTTGATTGCGCTGCTTCGACTACTGGGGTTTCTGTTACTTCGCTCATGGTTGTGTCCTTTGCTGGTTCTTGATCTGATTGTATAGCAGGTTCTGTGGTTGTTTCGTGGATACCCTCGTCCGGCACGCTGGCTGCGACACGTTCAATGATCGCACCGCTGAACGCGCCTTCGCTGACCAGCGACAATTCCGACCAGTTTGCGGCCTTGACGATCATTACGCCTTGTTCGTCGTAACTGAAATCTGTTGGTGTTACGCCAACCGATACCGCGTCAATTACGCCGTCGTTAGCGAGCGTTAACGCTTCATCACCTAGCCGTGTGGCGCTTATTTTGGCGGTGAACATCATGCCTTGTGGCGTGTCTACGCGCTCGACAACTTTGCCGACGATCTGGTTGCTGTCGTGTTGCATATAAAGTTTCGGGTCGCGACCCGTGACTGGTAGCGACCCTTGCAAAAATCGTACTTTAGTGCCGTCCGAAACTGTTGCTGTTTCGTCGTATGTGACGGCCACACCGCTAATAGATCGGCGTGGCAGACCGTCTGCCGCCGCCGAATCTACGGTGATTAGTTGAGGGATTAACTTAATCATGACGGTAAATCTACACTTTCTGTTGTCGGTATTGGTGCATTTGGTTGGTTAATCATCGAATATTCGCCGGTCAAATAATCCTCTACGTCAAATTCAACGTATGTGCCGTTAGGCAAAACGTTGTTTTGACTGAGTGTCCCAGCAATACAATCGGCATAAGCACGCACACCAAACGTCCACAAATCCATGCGCGATTCTGCCGATGACTGGTACGAATATGAGCCGACCGATATGCCTGCAAGGTATGGCGGTATATTGCACAATCGAGCCATTTCCATAGCCTGAAATTCGGCGCTGTCAATCAACAACATTTTGTCGGGCGACGTCAACGTTTCGGTGTATTGCACAAATTCGTTTAAGGCAGCGGTTTGATTTGTTTCGCGTGCCGCGTTGAAAGCGGCGGCAAGATCGGCTAATTCTTGTGCGCTCAAAGGTTCGCCACCAGTTTGTCGCAACACACCTGCCGGTATTGCGCTACTTGAATTGCGGTAGCGTGCCGCTTCAAGTTTCAACGCCGTAGCAACCGCCTGTTCGGACATGTAGACAATGCCTTGTATTGGCGACAAAAATTGTATGACATCATCAGGGTTAAGTTCGCCGCCTTGAAACACAATTTGTTTCGATGGTGCGAACCACACTGGGCCTGACTGATCGAGTGTTTGTATCATTGCGGCTGGTAGCCGTGTGAACGACGCCGGAAAACCGTCAGCGGTTCGGGACGTCACATACCAAAATGCTCGACCGAAAAAAAACAGGTCGTCAAATGTCCACGCCAAAATGTGGTTGTTTGGTAACGTTGGGTCGATACGTCGCAACCATGTGCGCGGCGCCAACGGGACTTTTTCCATTTCGTCGCCGTTCCAAATTTCGTTGTACATTTTTAGTTGCATACAAGCAACGACGCTGGCCATAAGATCGCGTGCGCGACTGATTGTCGGTACACTCATCGCACGGTTGCGTGCAGGGCCTTCAATGTACGAATAGTATTGGCCGATCATTTGTGCGCCACCGTTGTTGACGCTGTTTGTGTAATAACTTGCGCCACCTGCTGCGGCCGCTTTTGTTGGTTGCGGTGATATTGCCGCTTTGTTGACGGTGCGGTTAAATAATGCCATGCGCTAAGTATGCCATTAAAACAAATGTGTGTTGTGTATAGGTAGCCGCCAAACCGTAACCGGAAAAGTAAGGCGACTGACGGCTACCCGTGCGTCATGCTAGTTGCCAGCCACGACGATCATCGGTTTACCTGTTGCGGTTGGTCGACTGGCTAACGCCGCTGACCAAACCAAACATCGCGCCAATTCGATCGGGCCCGGTGAGCGTTGCGACGACAACGCAATACTGTTTTGTGACCGTACCGCAACCGCTCGTTGGACGTGTTCGGCAAGCATGGTTTCGCCTGTGTGCCACAACAACTTTTCGTGAATCATTGACCGTATTCGTGGCGTAAATTTCAATATTTCGGCATACCCGACAACGATTCGGCGACGTTCTAATGCGGTCGGCCAATGCAAATCTATTGACGGCGATATCGCAAATTTGACGGTCAAATCTTTAGCCAACTGGTTGACTTCGTGCAACATTTGATCGTATGTGTCCGTTACGAACGCAACGGTCGTTATTGTGCGACGGTCTTGCAGCACAACTGATCGGACACCAAAATATCGTTCGTCGGTCAACGATGATTCGATAGCGACAACACCGCCATTTGGCATGGGGTCGTTGTATTCGAGTTCTGTCCAAATGCCGGGTTGTATCCACGATTTATCGGACGCAACCCAAAGGTTGCATGACGCCCGTAAAAACGATATGCGGTCGGGGTTTTCTGATTCGGCCGCAATCGTTTTCATGTCGAGTGTTGTACCCAGCGCCGGGTTTGCATACGGCCACGCTTCAGGGTTCATTGGTGACAAATCTGGTGGCGGTGACCACTCTGCAAAATAAAGTGTTGACGGCTCATTTTTGTCGATCTGCCGTAGACCCTGTTCACGCCAACGCAACATAGCCGTCGACGCCTCTGTACCAGCCGTAGACCACATGCTTAATAACGGTGATCGTTGGGCGCGTTGCGCCGGCAATAAACCACCGTCAACGACTTCGCGGTTAATATCCCAACACTCGTCAGCGACGATCAGGCTGGCCGACATGCCGTGCCCGACCGAATTGTTGGCCGCTCGAATAAACCAACGTGACCCGTCAGGCATAGTCACACTATTGCGCCCATAACTAGACATCAGTTTTGCGCCAAAATGTTTTTGCAAAATCGGCGCCAAATAGTCATACAACATCACCGCCAAATCAAGTCGATGAGCCGTAGACAACACCGTCTGCGGTTTATCACGCACACCCGACATCGACGTCAACCACCAACCAACCAAAGCAGCCAACGCAACCGTTTTACCGTTCTGCCGGGCAGTCGACACCAACGAATACCGATGCAACAAATCACCGTCATCACCAAACGCCAACTGGCCGTCCAAAACACGCCGCTGCCAATCCATAAGCGTCATATTCAGGTATTGGGCAGACCACTCCGCAACCTCACACCCAAACGAACCAGCACGATCAGCCGTCAAAGTTTCTAATCGCGGCTGAGCATGGCCAGTCAGCGCCAGTTCGGGCTGATACCCCCCATTTGGGATAGACAAGAGTTGGGTCGGGGTGATCTGTTTTTTCTCAGTAAAAAATCGTTTTGGTTCTGTGTCGATTACGCCGTGTTCGCGCATTGCTTCGGTTGGTTGGT